TTGTTGTTACCATTGTTGGCGGGCTTGTTGTTACCATTGTTGGCGGGCTTGTTGTTACCATTGTTGGCGGGCTTGTTGTTACCATTGTTGGCGGGCTTGTTGTTACCGTTGTTAGCGGGCTTGTTGTTACCGTTGTTAGCGGGCTTGTTGTTACCGTTGTTGGCGGGCTTGTTGTTACCGTTGTTGGCGGGCTTGTTGTTACCGTTGTTAGCGGACTTGTTGTTACCGTTGTTGGCGGGCTTGTTGCCATTGTTGTTGGACTTGTTGCCATTGTTGTTGGGCTTAGCATTGTTGTTGGACTTGTTGCCATTGTTGTTGGGTTTAGCGTTGTTACCACCGTTCGCCGCACGCGCCTTGTTAATGGCGTCGGTCGCTAATTTGAGGGCAATCTCGCGGAGCTTCTTAGCACCGTTATTGAGAGCGTTGTTCGCGGGCTGGTTATTATTAGCCATGATCGTAATATACTAATTAGTAAGATTATTTTTCCTCATCCCTTTTTTTTTCAATACATTTTTCAATTCAGCCATAAGTGCCGCACGCTTAGTATTTACTGGAGGTTTCCTGGATGGTGGAGGAGGTGGGGGGGGAGGGGGTATACCACCGGGACGCATTGTCATTTGAGGACCTGGACCCACAATAGTTCTACATACCCGAATAACTTGCTGAGCATTTTTGACACTATTCTCAAAATTCAATCTAATTTTGGCGCGGAGTTCCTTAGCAGTAAGTTTCACACGTTTTCCACGGACATCCTTGGTAATTCGAAGACCCGCCTTCTTGGCCTTTTCCTTCAGATCTTTGTACTGCATGTTATTATAAACAATTATTTTTAAAGAAGATGAGATATTCTTCACTTTCCCTGAATACCATCATTGACATTCTCACAATAAATATAAAATTTAAAGATAACGAACTTAGGAGTCATAAGATGGGTGATGTTAATGAACTAAAAATTATGATTAATCGTGTACTTCTCCCGAGAATACGCCAACTTGAGAACGAGGTTTCATCTTTGAGAAAACATACGTGGCCATATGTACAAGCTCGTAAGGAACATAACGAACTTGATGATATGGAGGCCAAGATACAATTTTTTAAAAATCTAGATGATGAGACAATTAAGGAACTTTTGCGTATCAAATCCAAGTTACGTATAGGTTCAAATCTCCAGCATAGGGAATTTGATATGATTACATTTAGAAATCTAGAAAACAATTTCTGTTAATACTATATACAAAATGAGTACAGTAGCATTATCCAGTGCTTCGTCTACTTCGGCTGGTGTAGTAATTTCAATAATAGTGATGACGCATTTAGCTGAAATGGATGGCTCCTTACCAAAAATAGCCTTAGCATGTTGTGCATGTTCAACTTTTTCGGGTGCGATTAGAACTATACAGTATCTCTTACATGGTGTAGCTGGTATCAAGACATATTACCAAATACAGGAATAAAATCTCAGACTACATTAAATCACTCACTATGGGTGCTGCGATGTCTTCTCTTTGGTTCTTCATCAGCCCAATTCCTGATGTATCAAACAAGGGTAAGTTCAAACAAGTCTCGTCATTTATAATGTGTGTCAGTTGCCTGTTCACAATGATTTTGCTTTACTGGGGTAAGCAATTCTATGATATGCACCCAGGATTTCCAATTCCATTTCCACCATCGTTTTTCCCTGGTATGTTGATACTTTGTTGTTGTTGTTCTTGTTCGACCCTAAAACTATTGGGTCAGGCAAGAAAGATGGGTAACAAAAAGTAAATTAGAAGAAGTTATCGGTGCGATACATCTTAACCCCAAATGAACCAGTCTTACCAGTTATTGAGACTGTTTCATTTCCGTATAGCTCCTGACACCCTATATCCTCCATGCAGTCCCTGGCATTGTGACTTACTGGGATTGGGTAGATTTGCTGACCAGGTGTAGTCGTGTAGTAATGATACCTATCGCGTCTACCACGAACCTCCTTACCGTATAATGGCATAGTAGTCTCACCTGGACCTGTCAACAATCCCATTTGTTGCATCTGTCCGGGCTTATACTTTTTGATGGGTGGTCCTCTAAACTCTGGTTCACGACGCACACTTACTGGGCGAGGTGTTAATGGAAGTTGAGGTTGTGTTGGAACTTTCACAACCCTGGGATTATACCACATGTAAACGAGAGCAAGTACTAATGCAATGAGGATACCCGAAAGCATGTGAGTTTTCGTCTTGTTCTTCATTTATTATACTTAAGGAAAATCTTTCCGATAAAGGTATGAAGATACTAGCGATAGACATCGGGTATCATAACATGGGTCTAGTTTTGGCTGAGTCTTTAACTGGGCCGAAGATTGTAGTTGAGTACATGAAAAAGGTAAGTTTGGAAGACTACAAGTATTTGAAGACCAATGACTTTGTTGACCTGATTCCTTTATTTGTAGAGGATCATCAACATATATTTGATGCGGCTGAGAAGATACTAATTGAAAGACAACCCCCGGGTGGATTTACAAATATTGAAATTCTTTTACATTACATGTTCAAAGATAAGGTTAAACTTGTTTCACCTGTGAGCATGCATACACATTTTGGTATGAGGCATTTAGACTACGAAGAACGTAAAGAACGGACTGTATCACTAGCCCAAAAATTTTTAAAGGAAGAAATTCCGTATGAAAGGAAGCATGATATAGCTGATGCTATGTGCATGATCATGTATGACAACTTCCATTGTACAACCCATATATTCGATCGTTTTAGGTATCATCCACCTTCTTTGAATACTTGAATTGAAAATAATATATGCACATAATAAATGCCAAGTGCTAAGCAACTTCAGGATGCGCGTAAAAAGTTAAAATCGACGCCTAAACCTAAGGGTAATTCACCTAGGATACCTTCTGCGACTCTTCTTCGTATTATCAATTCGGATCCTAAGATTAAACGTAATAAACAGTTTGTGAAACGTATTCAAGAGTTAATTAAAAACGGTAAGTAACTATACCTTTCCAAATCTAATTTTCTTACCATCCCATACTTTGAAAATGTCATTGATGAGATTATCAAAGTAACCAAGACGATACTGAACTACACCCCATAAGATAAAGAACACTGTTTTTGTAAGGTGATTGATCTCATTCTCTTCCATCTTATAAATTGGTCCTACAACCCGACCCATAAACGTTTCCTCTTTTTTTGAACCTGTGATAGCCATCTCTGCTTGGGTTAGAGCACATGTGTCATCATTAACACTCCAATGATAAAAAATGAATGGGATTAAAATAGAGTAAAATTCTAAACTTCTCCTGTCATTCGTAAAAGGTACAACTAGGATGCCTATAAGAAAAATAAGATGAATTATAAATATAATATTCATCCTTAATATAAGATGAGTGAAGAAATTAATATGGAAGAAACATGGAATGAGTACCATGAGAATATACTTCGCCAGTGGGGTGAGTCCTCTGCGTGCTACAGGTATATGCATCATCGGGCGTTCCTTATGTTCAAAAAATTGTCTCTTCGTTTCAATTTACCTGTAATTGTTTTATCAACGATAACAGGTACGGCTAATTTTGCCCAGTCCACATTACCACCAAGTATTCAACCCGCGGCACCATCTATAATTGGTGGTTTGAATTTGATAGCTGGTCTCATAGCGACCATAATGCAGTTTTTGAAAATCAACGAATTAATGGAGAATCACCGAACTGCGGCGTTAGGTCACGGTTCTCTATCGCGTAACATTAGGTTACAATTGGCTTTACCCCGTGAGGAACGTAAGAAAGAGGGTCTCAAATTTGTTGAGGAATGTAAAACTACGTACGACAGTCTGCTTGAACAGTCTCCACCTATACCCAAGCACATTCTTCTCAACTTTGAGAAAGACTATCCAATTGATGGTATATTTACCAAACCCGAAATCCTAGATGTGCGACCAATCCCGTTCTTAAAGCCTCCTAAGACTACTACACCTATACGGGCTATGACCGAAGACACTCCATTTGAGAAAATCGGTAGAATGCTTTCACCTACTGAGGAGGAAGAGGTGGAAGAGAGGGAAGAGGAAACTGAAGAGTATGAAGAGGAAGAAGCGATAGACGTCGAACAAGGTACGCCAAAAGAATAAACATTAGAAGATTGGTAAGGATCGTGGATACAATGAATGGTAAAATTTTCTTTCTTAAAGGTTTTACGATTCTATCATGTAGTGCGTCATTTTTGAGTACCAAATCTATGGCCTGATTAGTAAGATCATCGATGGATTCATTCATTAAAATAGTTGAGCAAAAAAAAAGTCCCGTTGTAACGACGATACACACTAAACAGATAGATCTGATTAGTAGATACATTAGAGAAGGTAAAAATGTGTTTATTTGTGGCCCCTTAGGAGTGGGCAAAACCTTCATTTTAGAGAAAGTGTTGGAAGGAACCAATCACATAGAATTACTTCCCCACCATTTGAAAAAAAATTCACATTTCTTACCGTTTATTAAACCATCTACTAAGCATGTATTCGTAGACAATTATGATAGTGTTTTCAAACCCATCATAGAACAGGTTTCAGATGGTAATAAACTTACACGAGGATCTTTGATTGTGACGACAACTACGATGTGTATGTATCCAAACTTTGAAACTGTTATAATTCCTAAACACAAACCCGATGTTTTACTGTCCCTAACTGATAATCAAGGGAGGGAGGCCTATGAAGCAGCAGTTAGATCTCAGGGAAATATTCGCAACTTCTTCACCTATCTGGAAGGTTATGACGAAATGGATGACTTCAAGACCCCTAAAGAGTTTATAACGGAGGTGTTGAGTGATCCAGGACCTTTAGAAATTCTAGACTCTATAGCTGAACATGGTCACATGTGGGACATCTTTCAAGAGAACTACATTGACTCAAAAGGTGTAGATCTAATTAAATCCACTAATTCATTTTCTAACGCTGATGTATTCGATACGTATATATACCAATCTGGTAATTGGAACCTAATGCCTTACTTTGTACTACACGCTTTGACCATACCAAAGTCATCCCTCGGTGAACCTCTAAATAAGGATAAGATACGCCCCGGGTCATGTTGGACTAAATTAGGAAACTACAAAATGAGGAAACAAAAATTCTCAGAAATCCATAAAAAATCAAGAATGGGTTTAGGGGTTGAAGAATTATGCCTATTAAAGAACTACGCGGAAAAGGGGGAGTTAGAACCCCTACTTGAGTATAAAATAACCCCTCAAGATTTTGACGTCATTAATCATCTTGCTGTCGGAAATGGCTTAAAATCAAAGGACGTAACAAGAGTAAAGAAAGCCTTGAAGAATGCCTACGACCGAAGATGAAACGAAGGAACAAGAGGAGAATGACTGCATCAAAGTTATTGGTAATGAGTTGTTGTTCTATGGAGATGTGGACAGAGAAAATACTCTAGAGTTTGTAGAGAAATTCAAAAAGCTTGAAATTGAGCTCCTAAAGAAGATGGCAGAACTTGTTGGGTACGAGCCAATGATTCGTGTTCATATCATGAGTGAAGGTGGTGACGTGTACGCTGGCCTAAACATGATGAATGTTCTGGAACGATCTCGTGTGAAGGTAGTCACTATAGCTCAGGGAGCCTGTTGTAGTGCAGCAACCTTTGTACTTCTTGGGGGTTCTGAGAGGCGAATGGGGAGGAACGCATACCTTCTCATCCACCAAATCAGCACAGAAATGTGGGGTAGCTTCAATGATCTCAAACATGAATTGAAGTCAACAGATAAACTTATGAAAATGCTCAAGGATATGTACCTCTCTAAGACGAAGATTCCTGAAGCTAAATTCAAGTCCTTGATGAAAAAGGATATCTATCTACCCCCAGACAAATGTCTCAAGTATGGAATCGTTTCCGAGATTGAGTAATAGTCGTGTGACGTTTATACAACCCCAAAATACATAAAAAAATGAAAATTATACAGAAAGTGTTTGCATTCAATGGCATAAATGTGCTTTCTGGAGGCCTAAGTCGTTCCATTCTACCATAATTTACAACCGGTAAATCCGACATCTACTTAAAACTGATATTTTATTATCGTACAATGGAACGCCTTATCAAACAAGACAAACACAACCGCGACCGCTACATTGACATCAAAGTCGAGGACTTGAAGGATGGAACTGCGGATATCGTGAAGATCTCTGGTATCGTGGGGAGTGACAAGTTTTCCGAGTCACGAACCAACGTCAAAACTGGTTACGAAAAGGCTCTCAAGAGAGCTCAAACCATGTGGAATAACGAGCATACCAAGTGTAACCAAGTGTTGCCTATGCTCGCCAACAAGTGGGAGGATCGCCAGAAATACATCTCTGAGCCGTTCTACGTTCAACCCAAACTTGATGGTGTTCGCCTACTCGTCTCCAAGGATGGTGGCATCTCAAGAACTGGGAAGATTATCCCCGGAACCGAGGTTCTTGGGAAGGGTCTTGAGCCGGGTCAATACGTTGATGGTGAAGCGTTTGACCCTAACCTCAACTTTGAGGAACTTACGAGTACTTTCAAGACTGACCCTCTGAAGCTCAAGTTCCACGTGTTTGATTTCTTTGATCTCAAAGCTGAAGCCCTTGCTAGGGATAAGATGACCTTCGAGCAACGCTGGGAGTATGTCAAGGATTCTATCTACAATCCTCATTACGAATATGTCAAAACGACACTCGTAAAATCCAAGAAGGATCTTCCTCTCATGCATCAGAAGCATGTTGAAGAAGGACATGAAGGTACCATGATCCGTGACCGCTTCAGTGTCTACGAGGTTGGTCAGCGAAGCAACTATCTCCTCAAGCACAAGGATTTCCAGACTGAGGAATATGAAATCACTGGGGCCAAGACTGGTCATGGTCGTGACGCAGACGCAGTTGTTTGGGTCTGTAAAACTCAAGATGATCGGGAATTTACCGTCAGACCCGAGGGTACTATCATCCAACGTGAGGAGGACTACAAGAACCACAAGAAGTATATTGGAAAAATGCTCACTGTGCGTTTCCAAAACCTTACCGCTATCGGTGTTCCCCGATTCCCTGTGGGTGTTGTAATTAGAGATTATGAATAATGTTTGTAATAAATAAATGAACAGGGTCGCAATTGATATCGATGAAGTCTTAGTAAAATTCCTCTTTCCCATGGCAAATCACCACCATCAAGTTCACAAATTATGGAGTAAACCCAAATATAGATATGTGTACCGTGAAATATTTGAAGTAGATGAACCAATTTCACAAAAAATGGTTAAAGAATTTTATCAATCCAAAGCTTTCATGAATCTCATACCTATCCGAGGATCTCAAAAAGCTATGTTAAACCTTAAAGAGCGTTATGATAAAATGTATGTACTCACTGGGCGTCAAGATATGGTCCGAGAGGAAACTGAAGCGTGGATAGATACATACTTTCCGGGTGTATTCGATGACGTCATACTCACAAACAGTTATACACCAAATGAAATTCACAAGGCTGATATTTGTCGTGCATTGAACATAGGCCTTATCATAGATGACAACAAAGCCATATGTGATAAATGTATCGAAAATAATGTTCGAGCTCTCAATTTTATTGGAGATGAACACGCTATCTATCCTTGGTGTGAAGAAAGTGATATCAGTATCCAAGGATGGAACGAGGTTAAAACATATAAGAGTTAAAATTGTATAATGTCAATTGGACTCGTAATGCCAAGTAGTTTACATGAATTGGGAATTAAATTGGGAGCTGATTTTAAGCAATCTAAAAAGTTTCATGTATCAACTAATTATAAAAACGCAAAATCTATGATTACTCGTATGGATCGACCACGACAAGTAATTACGATGCTTCCCACAAGTGCCAAAAATTCCGAAGAAACTTTGGAATCACTTGTAGAGAGTATGGGTCCATTAGATATCATACTCGATTGTATGATAGATACCCCTGATCGTATACATTCTAGATCAGATATCTGTTTTGAAAATAGCACTCAATATATGGCGATTAATATAACAAGGGAATGTGTTTACGCCGCGGGTACGCACATGGCATATCTAGAAAACAAAAATTTACTACGAAAAATTAACAAAAACGTCAAATACATTGGTGGAATTGAAGAAGTTTAAATCTCATCTTACATAAATGTTTGCCCTTCTTTGTAAACCAGTTGTTGTTCCAGTTCAAACAGGAAACCCAGTTCTCCGCGCGAATGATTGCCGAATAGCGTATGTAAAACCATCTCAAACTCAAGAAGGTAAACTTGAACTTGAGATACTTGAAGCACCTCCAGTGTATATAGGCTCAGATAAACAAAGTGAAAATTTTTAAAAGGGTGAGACACTGACTGGGATAAGTGGACCATCGGGGGTCTTTTTCATGAAAATGACTTCATCACATTCACCACCTTTCATAGCCAACTCTGGTTCTCCGCACACTGTCCCAGATTTCTTAAATCTATCACAAGCACCTTTGGTCCTCTCCGCGATATTCATATTCTGGCTGTATCCAATGAAGGTTTTGTCTAATTTACCACTTTCCCTATCTTTGGACTTGACCGTAACTTTCCAACAGTAACTACCGAAGTCCCATTGCTTTGTAGTGTCAACTGGGGGTGGTGGAGCATCTAGAGTGGATGAAGATAGACGATGATTGAATCTCTTTTTAATGGAAATGATAGGTGAAATTAGAACATTCGCTAGAGTCGTCATTACTAATGTTTAAAACTATACTTTTAAGTTATTTTTACAATGTGGATATAACACATTGTAAAAACAACAGTTCTCCTTCTGCCGGGTTTGAACCGACGACCTACAGGTTAACAGCCTGTCGCTCTACCAACTGAGCTAAGAAGGAATGGTCCTCTCTACCTGATTTGAACAGGTGACCCTTGGAACTACAGTCCACTG